AACTTTGCAAGCACAGCCCGCATCGGAAAACCTTTTTATAAAATCTTTTTTAAAAGCGAAAGTTGCCATTATTAATAGAGTAATGTCAATGAATAAACGATCTATTGAGTCCTTTGGACAATTCAATGACTCATTTTCCTCTGATGATTTTCGAGAGAGAGGCTTTTTGCCCTCTTTTGAGGATTCCGACTCTGAGCTTAGTAGAACTCAGGGTAGTGGCGAGGATTATGACGCTGTCATCGATGATGAGCCATCACGTAGCGTGGGTGATGTCTGTCACAGCAGTGTAAGGAGAGGTTTTGAACCCGAGCCGAAAATTGGATCTACTTCAAATCACGTTAGCACCAATCTTGATTTTATTGATTGTGATTTTTCTGTTTGTGAGTTGTTTTCTCAAATTTTTCCCAATTCTTTACAAAATAATAAAAATAAAAAAAATATAAAAACCGTTGGTGTGCGGCCTAAAATAAAAAAAATATGTTTTTCTGATGAATCCGCTTCCGTATTTAAGAAGGATAGTGTTTTTGATATTAATAGTTTGTCTAATGTTGAGTTTCAGGTTAAGACCAAGAAACCCCACGTTAGTAAGGTTTTTGGTAGGACGACTGGTGATAAGCTTCTAGCCAATTTTGGTAAAAAGACTATCGATCCAGCTTCCAAGAGTAGGGAAGCACAAGTTTCTCGAATTCGTACCTTGCAGAGAGATGTAAAAATAGCCCGAAGCGGTCAATTGTCTGATCCTAATGAGGATTTCAGTGATTCCCTAGTAATGCATTTGAAAAATCTCCAAATAAGGGATGAAATGTTTAAATTTGTAAAGCCTAAAATTAAGAAGCAATCCTTAGTTGATGATATGTCATTGGTTGCTGAGCCACAAGTTGGTTTAGGTAACCTTTTGGGTAGTACTCACACCTTAGACCTTGGTCCGAATACTTTAGAGGCTATGAATAGCTTAAATGCTACTCTTTCTAGTATTTCACAGAAGGGTATATCACAGGAGTCTATACAGAGTACTGTTAATACTTGTCTTGACACTTTTTTTTCTAAAATTGACAAGAAGATATTTAAGTATGTCACATTGGTATTAGTAGTTTCTTTTGGTTATTTGGCTATAGTTAGGAAAGATGCCGTTTATTCAGCTGCTATGGCTACCCTTGTTGGAATTTTGTGTGCCTTCTATTTCAATAGTGAGTTATCCAATCTTTTCAATTCATTGCTTAGTTATGTTAATGGGTTTATTTCTAACAAACCCGAACCACAATCTGGTGGTGATGATTGGTTGGGTATGCTTGCTGAGACCGGTACAACCATCCTTGCTATTATGACCATTGGTAAGGCAAGTGGGCTTTCTAAAGCCCATGCTTTTGCACGTTCGTTGGCTACTTTTAAGTCTTTGAAAGAGGGACTTGTACACGTATTTTCTTTCTTTCTTCAGATGTTCCAGAAAATAGCTGATTTTATTTTAGTTAAATGTTGTGGACGTCCTTCTTATAATTTTTTGGTTACCTCTGAGCCTAGAGTTGATGCTTGGTGTGATAAGGTTATAGCCTTTTCGCGTAGAGCACATGAATCTAGGTTGGAGATTACCGATTCCAATGGAGATGCTATATATAATGTTTATGTAGAGGGTCTTTCCCTCTTTGCTGATAAGGCTATATATAACTCTTCACAAAAGGTTCAGATGGTCATCAATTTGTATTTAGCTACTTTGCGCAAGTTGATGGAACCGTTTGAGGCTGCTAATATTAAAGGCTCTGGTCCGAGGATGGAACCTTTGAATGTTATGTTTTCTGGAGACACTGGTGTTGGCAAATCAGCTTGTGTTATTCCTATTCTTAATGATATAATAATGAGAGTTTTAGATCCTACTCAACTTAAAGATTTTAGGAATAATTATTCTGATTTTATATATAGCCGTCAACCAGAACATGAATATTGGGATGGATATCGTGGACAATTAGCCTGCGTTTTTGATGAGTTTGGCCAGGTTAGAGATATTGCTGGTCAGGGTGAGTCCGAGTATATGGATTATATTCGGACTGGTAATATATTTCCACATACCTGTCATACCGCTCATCTTGAAACTAAGGGTAAGGTTCATTTTAAGTCTAAGATTATTGTTGGTACTACAAATCTTCAGAGATTTAGGCCACAATCTATAGTTGATTCCGAAGCTTTTAAGCGTAGAATCGATTATAATATTGAGGTTTGTGTCAAGGATATTTATAGACGAGATTATAATAATCAATATGCTGATTTCCCTTCTGCACTTAATAGGGAACATCCCGATGTTGTGTCGGGTGCGTTTAATCAGGATGTTTACATTTTTAATCTTAATGATTCCAATGGTGTTCTTATTAGACAGTGTAATTATGCTGAACTTGTTGATTTGCTCGTTGCCAAGTTCAGAGTTAAGAAAAATAATAGTGATGCGTATTTGTCTTCTATAAGACAGAGACAAGATAATTTTATACCTGTATTAGACAACTTAGAGGCTATCAGCCAAAGTCATGCGCAAGCGGATGATAGTATACAGTTGGATAATTTGGACGATGAATTACGCGCTTCTATTGAGCAAAATTTTGATGCTGAATATTTTGATAAGAAGTCTTCAGTTTTAGATAGGTTAAAGAAGAAAATACATGAAAATACCAATAAGGGTTACGATCGTATCAAGGATATTGTTATTTATGATACTGATTTTGTCTCACTAGTTGCTGATTCCATGTATAATACTCATAGGATCCACCTTCCACTTGTTTTCATTTATAAATATTACAAGGATCTTTTTGCTTCTTGTGGTATTTCTGATGAGGACTTTGCTAAATTTGGAAGTAATGAATTTCTTGAGTATTTTGATGATACCGTTGCCTCTGACATTCTTAGAGAGTATTGGTCTCATCATATGCGTGATTATCCTACGGGTGATCTCGTTCAGAATAAATCAAAGATATTAAAGTTTTTAAATTATATTAAGGTCTTTTCTTTCGGATCTGATAAGTATTCTTTGCTTTATTCTATTGGCAACTTTGTTGCCATTTCTATTGCCATAATATCACTTCTGGTTGTTATTTTTAAGGCTGTCGTTTCATTGTTCTCAAGGTTTAGGCGCAACGTACTTTATAGGTTCCTATTCGCGGATAATGAAGAGAAGTTCGCAGCTAGCGGGATATCACTTAAGTTTATAGATGATTCTTGTGATGATGACGTTAGTGATCTTTTGGCCACACCTCATTCTCAAGAGAAGGATGGTGCTCGTAATATTAAGGGTCGCAAAGGAAAGGGTCCCCAGCCTAGGAGGCAGGGTTCTTTCCAAGCCGGTACTTTTTGTGAAAGCCCGTTGAGTATTGCTCAACCTCAGGCTAATATTGATAGTACTAGTGATGATATGATGATCTCACTCATGGATACATCTCTCTATATTATGTTACTTGTGGCTCCTAATCAAATTAATACACACAAGATAGGTTCTATTTTGTTTCTTGAAAACCGTCTTGCGTTGGTGCCTAGGCACTATTTTAAATGGTTAGAGTGGCGTTTGAAGCATGATTCTTCTTCATCTACTTCCTCTATAAGATTGATAAATTATACTGAAACTTGTGAGAAGACGTTTGTTACCATTAATGAATTTCTATCTCTTGAAATCATTGGTGAAAATACTGATAAGGATCTTTGTGTTGTTAAGTTCCCTGATTCTTATCGGTGTCATAAGAATATTCTTAAGTATTTTGTACCACAGCATACGTTTTCTAACATGACTAGGTATTATATTTCTTTGCCCACGTGGACTCCTGGCTCACTTTATGTTACTCGTATGTGGGCCGCTCAGATGGCTGATCTTTCTTTGTCTACTTTTTATTTGCCTGGTTATGTTATTCGTGGGCTACTTAGGTATAAGGGTAGTACTAAGAACGGTGACTGTGGTGTACCGCTTTTGATTAATAGTACTACTGTTAATCCTGGTAAGATATTGGGTATACATATTGCTGGTACTAGTGATTGGTCTTTTTGTTCTGTTGTTTCGCGAGAGGATATTGAGGCCATGATGGGTTATTCTAGTGTTGTTGCTGAACCCCAAGCGGGCGATTTATTGCCGCCCCATATGCAGGCTAATTATGTTCGTACAATAGATCAACATATATGTAGTTCTATAAAAACTAAAATTAAACCGAGTCCTTTATTTAATAAGATTTGTGAGCCTTTAACTTTACCAGCACGTCTGCGACCTTTTAAGGTTTTGGGTGTGCCGGTTTTTCCTATGCATAAGGCACTGTCCTCTTATTATCCTAGGGATTTTAATCCTGATCCTGCTTGTCTGATTAAAGCTGTACAGGATTTTACTCATTTCTTCCTTAATATTGATACTGAAGGAGGACATGATAAGTCCATATTGACTTATTCTGAAGCAGTGCTTGGAAGACCACATGATATTTTCATGGATTCAATTCCACGGAGTACATCTTCTGGTTTTCCCTATGTATTAAACCCAGTTAAGGGTTTTAGGGGTAAAGAGTGGTTTTTTGGTAAGGACCAGGATTATGATCTTACTACTGTTGGTTCGCGTGTTCTTGAGGCTCAAGTTCGTGATATTCTTAAGAATGCAAGGCTTGGTATTAGGAAGGAGCATGTTTATGTTGACTTTTTAAAAGATGAACGTAGACCTGTGGCCAAGGTACTTGAAGGGAAAACTCGTCTTGTTTCAGCGTGTCCATTGCCGTTGTTAGTCTCTATCAGATGTATGTTCCTCTCATTTACTTCATTTGTTATGCATAATAGGATAGCCAACCAAAGCGCTATAGGTTCTAATGCCTATGGTAGGGATTGGGATTTACTCGCTAGGACATTATTGCATTATGGAGATGGTGGCTTTATAGCCGGTGATTTTTCTGGTTACGATGGCTCTCTCCATGGTTGTATTATGATGCATATAGTTGATGTGGCCAATCTTTGGTATAATGATGATGAGCCAGATAAATTGGCTCGTCTTACTTTGCTTAAAGATATTTATAATTCTCTTCATATTTATGATAATGTAATATATGAATGGAAGTCTTCTATGCCTAGTGGCAATCCTCTTACAACTTTGATAAATACTATGTATAATTTAGTTTCAATGCGTTATGCGTGGTATAAGGCTGTTGGGGTTGATGGTCCTGATTTCGCTTCCTGTTGTACTGCCATCACTTTTGGGGATGATAATATTATAGGGGTTTCTGAACCTTGGCGTGATATTTTTAATTTTAAGACCTTGCAAAAAGCTTTGCTGGATTTGGGCTTGGTTTATACGACTGAACTTAAAAATGATAAGGACTTTGGTTTTAGAAAATTATCTGAGGTATCATTTCTTAAACGGGGTTTCCGATACCATGATTTTATGGGTCGTTATGTTGCCCCACTTGAGTTAAAAGTTATTCTTGAATCTCCCATGTGGACTAAAGAGGGAGCTCAGGAAGAGCAAATTGTTAAAGATAATATTGATTGGTCCCTCATGGAGCTTTCACTCCATGGAGAGGTTGAATGGAATATTTGGGCTCCTGTTATTATAAAGGCTTCTATAAAGGAGTTCGATTATATTCCACGTTATCCAACTTATGGTGCGGCTATTATGGTGGCGCACGATGAGGGTGGAAGTATTCTTTAGTTTTATACGCTCAAGTGTGATCTTGCTTATCTATATAAATTCCTGGCTTTTAAAAGACGAGTATTGCTACTTGAGTTAGTAGGTTTCCTTTTTAGGATTACTGCTTAGGATGCCTAGTCCGCAAACCGGACAAAATCCAGAGCTCCCAGGTGCTCTCTACTCCGTTAAGGTGCGGACTGAGATAAGAAATTGCCTTGCTAGTTCAAATAATAATATGTTGAGTGTTGGACTCTCACAAAAAGTCCAGGGTAAAATTATTACCTTTCATGATTCTGATAATTATGATGAAGTGTCTGGTACTATTTTGCCCTCTCTTATTAATTCGTCTTTGTCTAGTTCCGCAAGGGATGGACAACAACATACCATTAAATCTTTTCTTGAACGTCCTGTCCAAGTCGCTTCTGTTGATTGGTCGTCTACTCAAGCAGTTTTGACGCGTATCATTTCTCTGTCACTTCCCGATGGTATTATTAACTTTTCTGAATTTTTCCAGAAAATTGCTGGTTTTATGGCTTTTAGGGCCACTACCGTTGTTAGGTTACAAGGAAATCCTACACGTTTTCAACAGGGGCGTCTGCTTATGACTTATTTTCCCCAAAGACAAGCCAATTTTTTAAAGTATAATGAGGCTATGGCTTCTCTTACTATTGCAAGTCAATTGCCTAATGTACAGTTTGATCCTGCTAAGGATTCTGATATCGTTTTGCGTATACCTTTTGTTAGTGATCAACTCTATTACAACATAGTTTCCGGTTTTTCTTCCGTCTGGGGTCAAATTGATGTTATTGTTTACTCACCTCTTCTAGCTTCTACAGGTCATCTTGATTGTAATTTGACCATGTATGTCTCTTTTGAAGATGTTGAATTTGAATACCCTGCAGCTCTTTCCCTGGCTCAACCACAAGCTGGTGGTGTTGTTTCTAAAGTTAATCGTAGGAGTCGTGTTAATGTTTCAGAATCTGAGCGAGATTCGGTTGAAAAACCAATTTCTTCGTGGTTTAACTCTACTAAGGATTTATTGAATTTTGCTGGTAAGATTCCCGTTATTAGTTCTGTTACCCAACCTGCTGCTTGGTTTGCTGGTGTGCTTGCTAATACTGCGGAGTCTTTTGGGTTTTCAAAGCCTACTGCTTACCCTCACCCAATGAATGTCCATAACAAGATTATGCCTTATGGTATAAATTGTGATGGTCAAGACAATTCTTTTAATTATGGTTTGTCCCAAGCCAATGAAGTTTCTCATCTAGATGGCTTTGCTGGTACTAGATCTGATGATATGGCATTATCTAATATTTTGTCTATATCGTGTTTCTTTACTAGTATTACTTGGCTAACTAGTGCTCTTACTGGGGCACTTCTTTTTGGTGCTCGTTTGGGACCTTCTAGTTTTGACGCTGTCTCTTCAGTTACTGTAAATACTGTTTCTCGCGTTGTCCGTGTTTGTCCTCCCATGGGCTACGTTGCTAAACATTTTTCTATGTATAGGGGCAGCATTGCTTTCAAGTTTAAGTTTGTAAAGACTGAGTTTCACAGTGGTCGTCTTATGTTTTGTTTTAATCCACGAGCCGACTACAATGGTACTTTTTCTTATTCAAATGCTGCTTTTGTACATCGAGAAATAGTTGATATTCGAGATGTCTCAGAATATACTTTTGTTTGTAAGTATGCTTCTACTGAACCATTTCGTAGGATTTACAACTCTGGAGTTACGGCTACTGATTCGGATAGTTCTTATGGTAGTGTTTACGTTTTTGTTGTTAATCCCCTTGAGGCTCCTGATAATATTACTAGTTCTATAAATATTATTGTTGAACCCTTTTGTTGTTCTGATTTTGAGTTTGCGGGTGCTGTACCTGTTACTTATCAGCCTTACTTGAATGCTGCAAATGCTACTGCTATCACCCCACAAGTTAACTTGCCTAATGCTACTCCTCAGGCTGGTGATATGGATGCTTTTGAGCAAGAAGGTCAGATTGATACACAAAAACAAGAAAATGCCCCTATTGGTGGCTCACGGATAGTCCCTGATGGCTTAGTTTCGGCTTTATATTGTGCTGGTGAACGTATTGTTTCATTGAGACAAGTTCTGAAAAGGGCTTCTCAGTGGATTTATTATAATACTTCGCTCACACTTACGACTACTAATTATTTCATTGATCCTTTTCGCTTTAGTGCCATGCAAATTGCGCCTGCTGTTCCAATGGCTAATGGAACCTATTATACTTGCGACTTGGTTGATTATTATGCTATTTGTTATACGTTTTTTCGTGGTTCTATGAGGTTGAAACACGTTACTGTTGATGATGCTATACGCAATCTTAGGACGTCTATCATTCCTACTTTTCCCACTGATTCTGTGTTAAATTCTATAACCTCCAATGTTGTTAATGATAATGGTCAGGCGGGTATGCCTATTTCCATTACTAATGCAAATTATTCTACTAATGAAATACAGATTCCTTATATGGCTCCGTCGTATGCGTCACCTACTAATGTAGCAAGGTCAAATGCTCCTGCCAATAGGCCGGCCAATTCAAAGCCTTGCTTTCAAACCATACTTCGGTATCTTAACGAGACTACTACTCACAATACTATTGCTATTACTACTTTAAGAGGTATTGGTGAGGATTTTTCTTTTGGTTTTTGGACTGGTACAGTTCCAATTATTCAAGTGCAGGCTTCAGTGCCTATTGCACAGACAACTACAACCCGTTTCTAGCGACGGTTAATACGCTAGAATCGCATCTATGACTGTGATGGTTTTCACCGTTGACATGAACCTTTTAAGGGGGGATTGGCATTTTTTGTTATAGGCTTTACACTCTTGGTCCAGTGTATTGCAGTTTGTTCCAGGACCCGTTGTTTGTTAATGAATGTCGACTGATTTCTCGGTTTACTTTCGTCTTATTGCTACACTCCTCCGAGGTTTCTGGAATGTGGCGAGTTTTGACCAACGTTAAAAATGTAGCTTAGGATCTACACGGTTCTGTAAAATTGCCGTTTATTACTTTGCGTACTATTGAGTGCGTAAAGCAATTTTTCCTGTCCGGGGCTCAAGCAGAGTCA